CTGCATAATTCTGTGCCACCGCACCCTGATAATCAGGAGCGTTAATTCCTGTCTGTGGGACTGCCCCAAATTGCGGTATGTTAATCTGCCCTGTACCCATAAGAGCGGCTACGTCATTCAACGGTATATTTCTGAGGAAGGAGCGTTCCTGAATATCCTGCTGTCTGCCAGCATTCGCCAGTTGAGCTTGAGCCGCAGCTTCATTAAACTGTTGACCCCGTTGCTGATTTCCGAATCCAAGCCCCTGCATAATAGAATCGTTTCTAGCTTGACTGTAGGCATCATTTTGCGACCTGTTGAAATTACCAAATTCACGATCATAAGCTTGCGTTCCGGCAAAAATGCCCTGATTTGCTAGGTTCTGAGTTAAATCAGACCGTCCTTGTTGGAATTGAGGGTCCAGTCTGGCGGTCTGCTTACCATATATAGCATCCTCCATACTCTGACCGGAACCAAAATACCCGCCAAATCCAGAGGTGTCTACCTCATCCCGTCTTGGCTGAATACCTTCCAAGTCAAACGGAGTACCAACGGTTTCACCAACTCGTCCGATTTGGTTCTCTGCCAGAAGATTTAAATCTCTGCCTACCCTCTGCTCTGCTTCAAATGCTTGCTGTGGAACAGGATTAAGAGCAGTCGTGGCAGTAGCACCATATAAATCGGACGTACCTGGAACCAAGAATTCATTATAAGTCCTGCTCCCAAGCGGAGTAATCTCATTAGTCCGGTTTAAACGTGCCTGTGCTACGGCAGTTTCCCGGTTGATTGCCCCTTGAGCCTGAGCAGTTGCTGTTGGATCAGGAGGTGTTGGCGGTGAACCCCCGCCTCCTTTACCCATGATGGTTCTCCTGTAATTTATTTAAACACATTTCAGCTTCCTCTTTTAACATCCCGTAAATAAAGGCATCGCTCTCTCCGTCCCATGCTTGTCGAGCTTTACCTTCGTACTTAAATCCTAGACTGGATATGAGTTTCTTCACTTTCTTATTGTTCTTCATAACGATAGCTGTAATCCTCTTGAGCTTGAGGTGGTGAAAGGGATACCCCAGTATGGCCTCCATATTGCTACGGGTGGCCCAAGCCGGACTACTTGCGTAAAACGCTAAATTCATATCAAACGGTATTGCTCCATTTGACCTCATATTATTGTATACCGCTCCTGCAACAATATCACCATTCTTCTCAATACCTATAGTAACAAACTTTCCAAAATCTTCCAATCCATCAACGTCATGCAATCCCTTTGCTACAAACTGTCCTACCCTTTGGTCTTGTCCATAGACCACCTTGGTCATATCATTCCTATAGGCTCAATCATATAATCGACCTGATTCCATGTAACTCCACGATCATTCGTAGTCACACGCATTCTAATTGTGCCAACAAACCCCACCCCATTCACCGCAAACCAATCTCTCTGTAATTCAGGGACATCCACATCCTGCCATAATTCTGTATCCCAAGCCGCCTCATTCCAGACCGCACCATTAAATGAAAATGTAGGAACATTGGTCGGAATCTTTTCAGCGTAATCCGTTACAACCTCAATAGCTGGTGTAACTCTCCCGCTTGTGGACAGATGGACCCTCGCCTGATGGAACTGCTTATTCACCCCAGGAATACCCATATTATTGAATGCCGGTTGACCATCCCCCATAATAGTATTTCCATCATCGGCAGTCGTAGAATCGAAGTGCATTATCGCCCCGTCCTTATTACCGAAATATAGCTGTTGATCGTATAATGACCAGACTGCCGCATTTACCGAAGTAAACTGACACCACGACCCATTAAAGGTGTTGATAACCAACTGATAAGACTCAAAGTCAGAACCCTCGTCCAAAGGGACATTAAATATCCCTAATCCTCGTTTTGGGTACAATATGGGTTGCCAGCCAAATTTACTTCTATGGTCTTCTGTATACCCACGAACCGTAGTTCTGACCTTATCGGATATAGCCTCCTGCTGTGCGGTTCTACCCGTGAGAAGAGCCTTTGATAGAGCTACAAATCCATCGTCTGTAATTACAATCAAATCAGCCCCGATTTTAAAGAAGCATCTACGGCCTACCGGAGCCCCTATCTCAAACACACCCTGCAATGCCCACTCGGAGGCATTCGATGGGTTAGTACCAGCATAAACAATAGCTTGCCCTTCTGAGGTCAATACAACAAAATAATCGTCCAAGCCATTGCCCCCATCTAGGGTCCAAGTGGCGCAAGCTTGAACGAAACCCCCCTTATTCATAAGAGGGGCATAGTCAAACTCAAACGCCTCCCCAGCGATAGAGTTGACATTCAAATACCATACTGAAGTAGATGAGGACTCGACAAAGAACAATCTTTCTTTGTTTTCGGACACTTGCACGAATGTGTCGGAACTCGATAATCCAGATCCTGTAATATCTGGAGTGGTAAATGCGCTACCATCATAATTTCTTACAGCATCTTCCCCATTGCACATTACCAGAAAATTCTTCCCGCCCGTTCCAAACATAAGATGTTGCCACCTGGAGTTTGAGAGCCCTGATCCTGCTATAGCCGATACAGCCGAAGCTGTCCCTGATACGTTATATACGCTGTTAGATGACGCACAGGCGGCAAATAATTTATTTGTACCCAATGGGCCAGCCCACTCCATAATTGACTCAACACCACCATTCAACGCAGATACATGGACTTTAAAGCCCCTCCTGAGAGTACAGGTGTCAGTATCGGGTATCCAGTTGTTAAGTATTACCGCATCCGTAGGAGGCATATTGGAGATAGAATCTCTCGTATTCAATCCTCCAGTCGGGGATGGAACGCTTATAGCTCTGGAAGTACGTTGCTTCTGGACATTAGGTCGCGCGGGTTGTCTCATTACCGTCTTGTTCCTTCTAAGAGATAAGTGTGAAGAGTGGCTTCACAATGGCTTCACAATTCGTGAAGAGTGGCTTCACAATTACGTCATGTTCCAACTACCATCTGGGATATTTATAAATGGGCGGTATTCGTAGTCACCTCCAGAATTCAGGGTAGGCTTGCCACCGTCTTTACCCATTTCGTTGATAGCCCTACGCTCATACTCCATAAAATCCTCGGAGTAATCCATGCCCTTAGCTTTCTTATACCGCCATACAATTCCAAGGGTCATCAATTCCTCGTCCAATCGACCTAAATCTCCATCATTCTTCCACCTGTCTCTTCCAAGACCGGCAGAGGACTCGCAGAAAAATCTTGACTTAATTTCAAATTGCCAGATATTCCCAGCCGTAGGAACTGGGACGGTCAGTAATTGGTTATTGATTATCCTGTATTCAGAAAATGGACCAGTAGTGCTTGAAGCTGTAAGTCCCTGCCAGTGCTGAGGAGTAAGAGGCCCATATATAGGCCGCTGTTGTGTCTGGTCCCATATGGTATCATTGATTATATGTCCGTAAGGAGAAGACATACCAGTAATCGAAGCGGCTGTAACTGAAGTAATAGCTAGGATATTCCCCTGAGAAGTTGCTGAAACTGAGGTATGTTTAATTATCTTTCTGGCACGTTGCCAGTCGTATCTGTTGATTAGGGCGTGACCTTCTTTATTCGCCATGCGAAGGAGTTGTTTTACGGTTTGATCGTTTTGCGCTATAGAGGATAGAACCGGAAGACCTATATCGTTACAGGCATCTTCCAGTATGGTTAAAATACTCATGTTGTGTCACCTTCTGGGATTGTCTCCCAATTATTATTTGGAATATTTTTTTCTGCTCTAAACTGCGCTCTTAACTCATTATTCTGGCGTTCAAGCTCTTCTACCCTGAGTTTAAGTGACTCATTCTTTACTTTCAGATGATGTAATTCAGCCGATACTTTTCCATCGCCAGCCGCAGAAACCAGAAAAGTTCTAGCCTTTTGCTGTAACCCTCTAGCCCCAAAACCCACGTTTTTAAGGCCGGTTTCAGATAAAACAGCCAAATCCTCAACTGTCCTGACATTCGCCTGTTTCAACATTTTTGTTTCTGCTGGAGTTACGGAAGGCCAATTCTCTATAGCCAGTCCGTCTACCGGAGGTTCTACCCCCTTCTTAAAAGCCTCGTATATTCTGGAGAACCTCATCTTGTCTTTCTCTGTTGCCCATCTGGGAGTTATCTGGTTTCCTCCGGCTGGAGTAATCTCGATCCATTCCCTGTCCTCATATACCGGCAAACCATTTTCCCCTGAATCCGAAACCTTTTTTGCTTTTAATGAAAACTCTGCATATACACCAACCTCCGTTCTACCACCACCCTGGACAGTAGACAGGTAATCATTAACCATATTCATATCCATTCCGCTTGGACTCATAAATCCCCTCCTGATAATGCTGGATCGTTCATAATTTCTCGTCTGATTGTTGCGCTTAATACCTGTTTCGCACTCATGGCTTTTTCCATTGTTTCGTGCCATGAATCAGAGTGTTCCTGTACCTCATATCCATTAAAGCAGGGAGTTCCTTTCGTAAAATGAGCTATCTTGGCATCAAGATTAGGGCTGTATTCTCCTACTAAATGGTTCCATTCCAAGGGTAAATCCCCTATAAGCTTTTCGTCATCGAGCCATTTAAACTGATGCAACTCTAATCCAGTCGCATTATTAACGTATTCTGGTGTCAGCTTTTTGCATTTCTCGTTATCAAAATACATAACGGAAGACCAGTTTTTCTTCTCATATTTCGTCTGGATTTGGTCTAAAAATTTACGTTCTGAGGTGGGCGTATAATCATGTTTGGCAACATAAACAGCCTTCCCTGGAGTAGAGAATTCATTTAACAGCATGAAATGAGGGTCAGCTTTAACAAGAACATCACAATCCATAAACAAAGAAAATCCTTTATATTCTGATAAATACGGAACCAGAAACCTTGTCATGGAAAATTCTGTGCTTTGCCGGAAATCTCTTTCTTTCTTGTATACCCCATCCAGATGGTCTAGGCAGAGTGGGGTTATGCTTACAGGATGCTTGGTTACGTCTATTATTGACTGTACTGCGGTATGGTAGGCAACGATTTCATTACTGTCATATCCGATAAATATTTTCAGCATCAGTTCACCCCTATGCGTATTCCTATTTTCATTTCAGGTTGATTCATAAATGACCACTGCCTTTCAAAATACGGGCAATGATCAGGATAATTATTAATTAGATACATCTCCTCCCGCAATAACTCAAGATCGTCAAATAATAAATCCATCTCTTTTCTGATTTCTTCTATCCGTTTGTCAGTCATGCGTATGGATTCCAACCCCGACCGGCTCCCCATGACTGGTTTCCTCCACCTATTCCCATTAACGGACGTACTCCACTTTGCATAGTCTGTGCATTCATCCCCTGCTCCCAAGGTCGCGACTGAAGTCCCTGGCCTTCTAGGGCTCTTTCGTATGC